AACAGTCAGGTGGTGTAATTGGTAACGCTATAAGTGAGGCCATTGGTAACGCTACGGTGTCGTCTGTATAGAAAAAATGACCTATAAAAGAATACAGGAGGTCCCACCAAATTTACAGGTTCGAGTCCTGTCCTGACTGCAAATCAAATCAACTAAAAACAAAACAAATGAAAAACAAAATTTGGAACCAAACAGTTATTGCAACCGAAGAACAAAACGTAAGCATTTATCCGACAGAAGAGTTTGACGGCATTATAGTTGAAATAAAAGAGTTGGATGATAAAACATTGAATGGTATGTTGTATCTTAACAAAGATGAAATGGAATTGTTGATTCAGAAAATGGTGGAAATGATGAATTACGTAAAAAGTTAATCGAATCCTGTCCTGACTGCAAATCAAACCAAAACAAATGAAACTAAATCAAAACTCACTCTCGGCAAAACTCTATCGTTGGTTCTATAAAACCGACACAATGCCCACCAACCTGTGTCCTTACTTTTGGAAACTGGTTACTGCGGTGATTCTTTCGCCTTTGCTTGCAATTTGTACCCTACCCTATGAAATCATCAACTACAAACGTTGGCGTCGGGACACATACGGTGATATTCTCGGAGAATCGCTTGCTCATTGGTTCTTTATCGCTGCTATTATTTGCATGATTTCAACATTGAGTCTTTTCTTTTACATCCCTGATGAGGATTCATTACTTATGGTAATGATAGTTTTTGGTTTTTGTGTTTGGACTGCCCTTATCATAGTTGGTATTATTTGGAGTATTTTTAACACAGAAGAATACTTGCAATCAAAGAATAGTAATGCTGAAAAGACAGACAACATCATCGTTGAGATGGTGAAAGCAAAGTATCACAAATACTGTCCTAAAATTGATTGGAAGTAAACAAATGAAACAAGATGAACATCGGAAACATCATTGACCTGCTCATTGAAATCGGCAAGGGAATAGCTACTGCGCTCTTTATTTTAATCATGCTCACACTAATCTGGACACTATGAGATACCTATCGCTCCTAATGCTCCTCCTGACCGCTTGCACCAACGACCGCCCTTGGAAGGTGATTGAGGTTCGAGCCAAGGGGGATGCCTGTGAGTATGTCCTATCCCGAAGCAACGGATTCGGGCCACAAATCAAGACCCTGACCGATTCGTGTGGTGCGTACAAACTATTTCAAACCTTAAACCTAAAAACTCAATAAAATGAAATTTCATAAGACAAAAGACGGCAAAAAAATCAAGTTGTCTGATTTAGAAACTGGTCACTTGGAAAATATCCTTAAGTGGATTGAACGTAAAGCCAAAGAAGGGTTAACCGTAAGAATGGGTGGTGGCTCGTGTGCAGAAGATATGTGGTATGAGCAAGAGACTTATTATGGCGAAGACGCAAAAAGACAACTTAATTTTTACGACTACAAGGCTGAATTGAAAAACAGAGTTAGTGCTTGCGCCCAACTCGCTCATTCGTGAACCCAACCAAACCTTAAAACCTAAATAAAATGACACGAGAACAATGGGAATACGAAGCAGGATTGGCTGCACAAGCACAAGCACAAGCAGAGTATGAGGCTCAAATGGCTTTTTATGAGTATTTAGATGGCTTGATTGCTGATAAAAAGTATCAATTACACGCACTTGAAATAGCATTGGATATGCTTAATTCAAAAAATTTTGCCAATAGTGGTATGTCGCCTAAAGATTGGTTAACTGCAGAAAGAAATCGTCTGTTGGCTACAAACACAAATGATATGCAATGATGAAACGATTCTTAGTATTTGCAGGTGATGCCTATTATCCTGAAGGAGGGATGAATGATTTTCAGGAGGACTTTGACACCTTGGAAGAGGCAAGAAGTTTTGAAGCAAAAATCATAGAAAAGTTTAAATCTATATGGAAGGACAGCTGGAAGAATTTCAAATGGAGTGCCATTTGGGATTCGGAAACACGAACCTACGTTTAATACGCAATCGATAACCGTCAGCCACAGCATGAAAACGATATACTTTCAACCAAAGGGGATAAACCCAAAATTTTGCGAAGCAGGTGTCATTCACGAAAGCGACAGTGAATCTATCCGCTACTTAAGTGAACCTTGCAAAGTGTCAATTAATGATGTAAAAATCATACCAAACGAGAGCGTCACTTATGATGAAAAAAATGGGTTATATCTTGTTCGGGAAAGTACTCATTCTTGAACAAATCGTCAGCCTCTGGTCTTACCAAACCTCCCCCAGCGTCAGCCTATAAGCTGTCATAAAATACCCAAAACCTCGCAAATTGTCCCATATAAACCCCAAACCCTAATCCCCTAACCAAACTATGAACCAAGAACTATTTGATACGAAGCGATATACGCAATGGGTCTCAAAGCTTGGGGCCGAATCAATCGAGCAAGAGTCAAGCAATTTACAATCTGTTTTGCAGAATAGGGCTGCATTTAGCAATTTAACCATTAAAATTGCAGAAAAAAAGCTACACCTACTAAACAAAAGACCATGACCCCTGAGAAAGCCGTTTACATCATAAGGTCTCTTGTGGATGAATATGGCATTTCTCAATCCACAATGGCCAAGCATTTAGATATGTCGAGAGGAGGATTCATTAAAGTATACAATGGGCAGAGCAGACCATCATCAGTCTTTGTGTCCAACGCATCAAAGCTCATCAGAAGAATACGAATGGAGGTGTCCAATGGATAGACACCTAGTTGGAGTGTATGGCACTCTAAAGCGCAATAAAGGCAACCACCCTTACATGGAGTACGCTGATGCCGAGTTCTTAGGCGATTGCGAAACCAAGTCGAAGATGAGGCTATGCGTTGACGGGCTCCCATACTTAATCAAGGGAGAGCACGAGGATGGCGAGAATGTCACAATAGAGCTCTACTCCGTTGATGATGTGGGCCTCAGGATTTTAGATTCCCTTGAGGGCCACCCTTACTTCTACGAGCGAGAGAAGATACCGCTCATCATGAAGGACGGCTCAGAGATTGAAGCTTTTGTTTATCAAGTAACCCAAAAATATGACAATGGAAGATACCAAAAAGAGTACTAACGAAAAGATTATCGAGCAAGTCCGTGCTATTGAGACCTTGCTCATTGAGAAGAACATCGCTTACGGGGATAGCGCAACGAACCCTGCGAATGTGTTCAGCAAGAAATCACCGAGGGATTCTATCTGCGCTAGGATTGACGATAAGTTGAACCGCATCAAGAACCGAGGGCTCAACGACCACACCGAGGACACCGTAACTGATTTAATTGGCTATTTAATTTTATTAAAAATCGTATTGCAAGATGAACGAGACCAACCCACTAGACAAGAGGATAACGGTGTTCAAGACACTGACGGACACAGCGAGCCCGATTATCGCCACACTTGGACAAGTAGTTCAACAAGTGGCGAACCCAAAAAAGTATTCTTTAGCGATTATTGAGCGCATTCGCTCAGGCGAGGCGACTAAAGACGAGAAGAAGCAGTTACCCATCATCTGTTTCTCTGGGGTGTTCAGAACGAGGGACGATGCGTCCCTTGAGGAGCACTCTGGCTTGATGGTTATCGACATCGACGATGTTAACGCTGTAGAAGCCAAGAGGCACATAGCACTGGACAAGCACACGCTTGTATGCTTCGTGTCCCCCTCTGGTAGAGGAATCAAGGTCGTGGTAAGGATATCAAACCCCGAACGCCACCGAGACCACTATCGCTCCATCATCAAGTACTACGACATCAATTACGGCCTTGAGGTAGACCCAACAGGTATCAATGTGTCAAGGGCTTGCTTCTTTAGCTACGACCCAGAGATTGTTTATAGAGAGGATGCTGAACCCTACGGGGGACTTCTCTCCGAACGAGCCGAGGCGCAACAGATTGAAGTTAAAACAGCTGGTATCACAGACTATGAACAGCTGAACATAGCGTGTCGCATGATTCGCAGAGCTGAGCAGGGGGAGAAACATGATGTGCTACTTCGTGCCTCCGTGCTCTGTGGAGGGTACATCGCTGCCTCGCTGATGGAGGAAGATGAGGTCGTTCGCGTGCTGTCTAGGGAGATAAGCAAGCGAGATGTGGACTCCATGCAGGTAGCCATGAACACCATCAGGGACGGCTTAGAGCGAGGCAAATTGATGCCCATTAAGAATGTCCTTGACGAGCGTGATAAGATGCGTAGGGAGCTTCTAATCAGCGATGGGGATATGTCCTTTATCTCATCCGACGACGACGATTACAAGTGGATTTCCATGTTCGCAAGAGGGGAGATTCCTCAAGGTCTGTCCACTGGTATCGAGAAGGTTGACGCTCACTGGCGGTTCAAGAAGAACTTTATGGTTATCAACGGCCATTCCAACATCGGTAAGACGACCTTCGCATTGTACCTACAGGTGGCTAGCTCCATGAAGCATGGCTGGAAGTGGTTGCTATACACCTCCGAGAACAAGACCGCCTCCGTGAAGATGAAACTAATGACCTTCGCCATGGGTAAGACCATTGAGTCGATGACCAAGGCTGAATTGAAGCTCAGCTACGACTGGGTTCGAGCTCACTTCACGATTATCGAGAACAACAAAACCTACTCCTTCTATGACCTCCTCGTCTTCACTGAGAAGGTTCTACGCCAAGAGAGGCTTGATGGGGTCCTCATAGACCCCTACAACGGACTCAAGCGTGACATGAGGCAGGGCTCTACATTAGGTGTGCACGAGTACGATTACGAAGCGATTAGCGAGATGCTGACAATGGCAAACGCCAACGGCATTGCGGTGTGGCTCAACGCCCACGCAGTCACGGAGGCCCAGCGCATGAAGGGCCCAGACGGATTGCCCATTGCCCCGTTTGCGGAGCAGACCGAGGGAGGTGGTAAGTTCGTAAATAGGGCGGATGATTTCGTGACCTTCCACAGAAAGATTCAGCACCCCGATGCAGCGTTGAGGCGAACTGTTGAGATGCACGTTCGTAAGATTCGTGAGACAGAAACGGGTGGTTCCCCTACATCGTTGGACAACCCTCTCATGTTTGAGTGCAACTTCGATAGAAACACCTTCTACTTCAACGATGGTTCGCTGATGTTTAACCCTTTAGCCTGTGGAGAACTAAGTGAAACTTTATTTAGATAATTGACAAGTAGGTTCATAGATTTACAGATGGCTAAAAAAACCAAGATAAATGCAGAGAAGAACTTCTACGATGGAATACAATTCAAGAGTGGTTTGGAGCTCTATTGCTACAAGAAACTCAGAGCCGCTGGTTTGGTATTCGACTATGAGTCGGAATCGTACACGCTTATGGACGGCTTCGTTTTCTCAGGTACCTACTTTAAGTGTACCAATGGGGCTCAGCTCATGGTCAATCGAAGCAACGGAAAGGAGTTTCCAATTACCTACAAGCCAGACTTTGTGTCCCATGACCACAAGTTCATCATTGAGACCAAGGGATTTGTGCCTTCACAGCACACATTCACGATACGCTGGAAGCTATTTCTTCACTGGCTGGTCATCAACGAGATGACTGATTACAAAATCTTTTTACCTAAAAACCAATTACAAGTAGACCAAACCATAAACATAATCTTAAACGATGGACAAGATACAACTGTCGGCTTACTACCTGATGTCGGTAAGTCGCATTCAAAGACACGCAGTCGACCTGTACGAAAAACTACACGACGAAAAAGGGGACCCGATACACGACGAAGAGCTCGTTAGGAAAGCTTGCACCGAGCTGTTGGTGGATTCAAGGAAGGAATTAGACTTCCTTAAAGACGCTCTGGAAGAGCACAACTCTCAGTAATATGAGCAGGTTTGCTTCATCGGTAGCCGAAGGAAAATCGGCAGAGGAGAGGTTTGTCGCTGACTATATCCTCACCTATGGTCTCCCAGAGACCATCCTGAGGGCTTCTCAGTATCAGAATATCCACGAGCACTGGGATGTATCCATCAACGGGGATTGCATTGACGTGAAGGGCCGTAGGAGGCTGTCAAGAGGCTCTGGCTTCAACGAGGCTTACGCTATCTTCGAGATGAAGAATGTAAGCGGTAGGCTAGGTTGGGGATACGGGTTAGCGACATTCATTGTGTACGAGTTTGAGGACCGATGGGTGACGGTGGATAGGGACAAAATCGTGTCCATTGTGGAGCCAAAGCTATTGGAGGATAAGCAGGTTTACTATAAATTTGCGGGCCCCTACAAGAACCACTCAAGGGAAGGCCGTAACGACCTGTTCACATGGATTCCAGTGGCTGATTTGGAGGAGATAAAGACTAGTTCATTCATTAAAAAAATCAAAGATGCTCTTTAAACAAAGAATACCATACAAACCCTTTGAGTACCCAGTCTACTATACGGAGGGGTGGCTCAAGCAAGCTCAAGCGTTCTGGTTGCACACGGAGATACCCATGCAACAGGATGTTAAAGACTTTAGAGAAAACTTATCTGACCACGAGAAACAGCTCGTCGGGAACATCTTGCTAGGCTTCGCACAAACAGAGTGTGCTGTGTCCGACTATTGGACAAATCAGGTCACAAGGTGGTTCCCGAAGCATGAAATTATCCAGATGGCGATGATGTTTGGCTCTCAGGAGACCATCCACGCAACGGCTTACAGCTACCTCAACGAGACCTTGGGCTTGGAGAACTTCGACGGCTTCCTGCACAACGAGGTAACGAAGAACAAGTTTGACAACCTGATGAACACCAAGAACGACTACACCTATGTGGAGCTGGCAACGATGCCACTCGCTAGGGTAGAGGTAGCCAAGTCGCTGGCGGTATTTTCCGCCTTCGCTGAGGGTGTGTCGCTGTACTCCTCCTTTGCTGTGCTGTATTCCTTTCAGATGCGTAACCTCCTCAAGGGGATAGGGCAGCAGATGAAATGGTCTGTGAGGGATGAATCCTTGCACTCTAAGATGGGTTGTATGCTTTTCAGGCAGATGTGCGAAGAGTACCCAGAGCTTAGGGATGCAGCGAGAGAGAAGGTTCTGGAGGCTGCTCATTTGAGCGTCAACATGGAGATTGATTTCATCAACAAGATGTTTGAGAACGGGGACCTAGAGAACCTGAAAGCAGAGGACTTGGTGGAGTTCATCCGCAAGCGTGCCAACGAGAAGCTTATCGAGCTCGGATACGAGCCTGTGTTCATCGTTGACACCACGAAATCCGACAACCTCGACTGGTTCTATCACCTAACGGGAGGTCTCACGCATACGGACTTCTTCGCTCTACGCCCAACGGATTACTCCAAAGCTGGAGAGGGGGAAGACTTTGAAGATGTTTGGCACTAAACCTTTAAACTATGAAACTGAAAAGACTTACACCAAAAGAGTACAAGAGCAAAGTCGCTGACATCTGCGACTCAATGACGGAGGATGAGGTTGAGAAGCTGACCGTTTTTTATTGGGAGACCCAAATTAACGGGAAGAAGTTCTTCGTAACTTATATCTGCGAGACTGACGAGACTGATGAGTCGGTTATGGAAATCATGAAAGCAAAATCAAAAGAGAAATGAGCTACAACTACACAGACAAGATTCTCTTTGATTACCTCACAGAGAACCCAGATGCAAGCGTCATCCAGATAAACAGGGTTACAGGCGTTAGCTTTCCTCTGATTACGGATTTCCTTGAGAACAAATGGAGAGGTGGTAAGGGGCCAGCTGGAGAACAAGGGCCTCAAGGTCTGCAAGGGCCTCAGGGCATTCAAGGGGACCCAGGGCCAACTGGAGAACAAGGGCCTACAGGCCCAGAAGGGCCAGCAGGGGCTACTGGAGCTACAGGTCCAGCGGGTGCTGGGTATTCCAGCGGTCAAAATGTTGGGGATATCAAATATTGGGACGGCTCTGAGTGGAAGAACTTAAGTATAGGGACGGCTGGTCAAGTGTTGACAGTCGGAGAATCAGACAATTTAACTTGGACAGATAAATAATGAGAAACTACGGAAAAGAATTTAATTGGGAGGTCGGTGTAGACTTCCCAGCTTGGGCAAATACAGAGGAGTACGTCAAGACCATCACGAATGGGTACTTGATTAACAACGAAACCCCCAAAGAAGCATACAAAAGAGTATGCATAGCAGTAACAAACAGATTGAATCAAACGAAGGTGTTCGAGGACAAGCTGTTCTCGTACATCTGGAATAATTGGTTGTGCTTAGCCACACCAGTTCTCGCTAACACAGGAACCGATAGAGGGTTACCCATCTCTTGCTTCGGTGTAGATGTTGGAGATAGCATCCAAGATATCGGAATGAAGAACCTAGAGATGATGCTGCTAGCGAAGCACGGTGGAGGGGTCGGTATCGGCATGAATATGCTGCGACCTGCTGGCTCGCCTATCGCTAACTCAAACGGCACCACCGATGGCGTTGTCCCTTTCTGTAAAATCTACGACTCCACCATCCTTGCAACATCGCAGGGGAACGTAAGGCGTGGTGCTGCAAGCGTCAATCTGAACATCGAGCACGACGACTTCTGGGAGTGGATTGAGATTCGTGAGCCAAAGGGAGACGTGAACCGCCAGTGCTTGAATATGCACCAATGCGTTGTGGTTTCGGATAAGTTCATGCGTAAGCTTGAAGAGGGCGACCAAGAGTCACGCAGACGCTGGGCTAAGGTTTTGCAGAAGCGTAAGGCTACAGGAGAACCCTATGTCATGTTCCGTGGGAATGTCAACAAGGCAAACCCAGAGATGTACAAGAAGAACGGGCTCAAGGTATTCATGACCAACATCTGCTCAGAGATTGCCCTATACACCGATGAGTCTCACTCGTTTGTGTGCTGCCTATCGTCGCTCAACCTAGCTAAATACGACGAGTGGAAGGATACAGACCTAGTATACACCGCTACAATGTTCCTTGACGGGGTGCTTGAAGAGTTCATCCAGAAAGCCAAGAACATGAGGGGCTTTGAGAACTCTGTTCGTTCAGCGGAGAAGGGGCGAGCTCTTGGGCTCGGTGTCCTCGGCTGGCATACCTACCTACAGCAGAAGGGGATGTCCTTTGAAGGACTCCCAGCGCAGATGCACACACGCTCCATCTTTTCTCACATCAAACTTGAGAGCGAGCGTGCCTCAAGGGATATGGCTCGCATCTACGGGGAGCCGTTGTGGTGCAGGGGATTCGGTATGCGAAACACCCATCTACGAGCTGTTGCCCCAACAGTTAGCAATTCAAAGCTCTCTGGCAATGTGTCGGCTGGTATCGAACCTTGGGCAGCGAATGTGTTCACGGAGCAATCCGCAAAGGGTACATTCATCAGGAAGAACCCAGAACTTGAGAAGACCTTGCGTAAGATTGGCATGAACACCAAGGAGGTATGGGATAAGATTCTAGAGGATGGCGGTAGCGTTCAGGGGCTAGACTTCCTTGACAGCTATCTCTTTGTCAACGGTGAGGTCAAGCATATCGATGAACCTAGGTCTTCAACAGCTCTTGTTGAGTCGATTAAGGATGTCTACAAGACCTTCAAGGAGATTAACCAGATGGAGATAATCAAGCAAGCGAGCATTCGTCAGCGTTATGTGGACCAATCTGTTTCGCTGAACCTTGCATTCCCTACGGAGGCATCCCCAAAGTGGATTAACCAAGTCCACATGGAGGCTTGGAACCAAGGAATCAAGACGCTCTATTACATGAGAACGGAGTCTGTATTGCGGGGGGATATCGCTGCAAAGGCTACTGACCCTAGTTGTCTATCATGTGACGGGTAAAAGAAAGCCCCCGTAGTTCAACTGGTAGAGCAACGCACTTGTAATGCGTGAGTTACAGGTTCAAATCCTGTCGGGGGCTCAATAAAAACCTAAAGAATTTAGGCATATATTTGTAATCAATTTAATATGAATAAAAGACCAATCGTCATTAGCACGATTTACACACAGGAAGAGAGCGGAGCTGCATTCTATCGGCTCAATATGCCGAATGCTTGGATGCAAGACAACTCCGACTTGTTTGAGTTCAGAAACTTCGCTGGGTTTGACAAGATTGGGGATACGAACATCGTGGAGACAGACCTCTTTGTTATCACAAGGGTTATGGACACGAAGTCCGTGGAGTCCGTTCAAGAAGCAGCCAAGGCGCTGAAACAGTTCGGTGCTAGGGTTATCTTAGACCTTGACGACTACTGGGTGCTTAACAAAGACCATGTGTCCTACAAGCATTACAAAGACAACAACCTATCTCGCATCATCGAGGAGAACATCAGGCAAGCCGACTACATCACTTGCTCGACTGATTACTTGGCTAGCAGAGCTGGAAATATCAACACAGAGGTAACGGTAATCAAGAATGTCCCCTACCCCAATAAGTTCCATCAGTATGTACCTATTCAACGCCCAGCACCCTATGTGCGATTCGGTTGGTTCGGTGGTGCTCAGCACATTGAAGATATTGCGCTGATGGAGAAGAGCATGAAGATGCTTTGCAATGACAGGTCACTGAATGGCAAGTACACCGTTACGCTTGGTGGCTACAATGACAACCCATCCTATAACTTCTACGAGCGGATATTCAGCAACAGAGGGAACAACAAGCACTACAACCGCATCCCAGCTAGGTCTGTGTACGAGTATATGTACGGGTACAACGATGTAGATGTAGCCTATGCTCCAGTGAACAAGACGGAGTTCAATCGTTCTCGTTCTGAGCTGAAGGTCGTTGAGGCTGGATGGATGGGTAAGACTCTCATCTGCTCTGACATGGATTACTACAAGGAGCATATCAAGCACGGGTACAACGGGTTCATCGTGTCAAAGGCAGAGGAGTCTGGGTGGTATCGTTATACCAAGCAGCTTATCCTTGATAAGGATTTGCGTGAGGGTATGCAGAAGAATTTGCAAGAGTATGTACTAAAGAACTTTCAGTTCCCTGAGATATTTGCTAAGAAAGCAAACCTTTATCTAAGAGCGTATAGGGAGAACAGCATGGAAAATCGAATTCAAAAATTAATAGACAATGGAACAATCTCAATCACCGAGCCAGGAGCAACCGAAGAGCCAACCGAAGGTTCTACCGAGGCTTAATCACTTCTATCACATCTACGCTGGCAGCGATTGGTTGCTGACGGTTCATCAGCACTTCGTTACGCTGAGTTCTTACGGACTCATGGATGTCCTTGAGAACGTATATGTAGGCATCGTTGGTCCGCCAGAGCAACGTCAAGCTGTTATTGAACATCTTCAGAGTTATAGCAATCCAAAGATTATCGTCGCTGCTCAAGAGGATAGCGGTTACGAAGGTGTTACCCTGAGGAAGTTATGGGAGTTTGCAAAGACGGACGATGGACTGGTTTACTACGCACACACAAAGGGTAGTTCAAGGGGCGGTATCGTCAATCAGCTATGGTGTCGTTCTATGCTCTTCTTCTCTTCGGTCCGATGGCAGCACGCAATCATGCCTCTCATGGAGAGCGATAATGAAGCTGCTGGGTGTCACTACATCAGCAAGGATAAGTTCCCTGAGTACTTCAAGATGTACAAAGAACATCACCCGCATGGGTATTCTTTCTTCGCTGGTAACTTCTGGTGGGCTAAATCAAGCCATGTGCAGAAGCTATCAGCGCCTAAGACAGAGGACAAGTATTCATCCGAGGGATGGCTTGGTAGTGTGCCATTCAAACAGATTGATATGTTTGAGGGGATGCCCGCATTAAACATATTTCAGAATATAACTTTTTAACTATGAAAGACAAAGAACTGATTGATATACTCGACGAGTTGGGACTCAATGGTGCTGACTGGCAAGGAGGAACCGATAAGGCTAGTGACCATAACTACACAAGCACCTATGCCAAATATTTGGCTGAAATGCGGGATAAACCAATCAACTTTGTTGAAATAGGGGTATGGCACGGTGGTTCAATGGCCATGTGGTCAAAGTATCTACCCAAGGCCAAGTTCCTGTTCTATGACATTGATAACCAAGTCAAGCCGAAGGCTGACGAGCATATAGATTGGACTCGTTCAAAATTGCATATTGCATCAGCTTACACACCAGAATCCGTTCAAGTAGCTAAGGACTACTTCGAAAATGGAATTGACTTTTTGCTTGATGATGGCCCGCATACATTAGAATCCATGCTACAAGTTGTAAATCTATATAGCCCATTGATGAATCAGGGAGGTATATTAATGATTGAGGACGTACAAAGCAAGGATTGGTTCGTTTACCTGTCAGCCGTAGCACCTAGCAATTCAGTCTTTGAATCTGTAGACCTTACAGAATCGGGCCGATACGATGACCTTATTGCGGTTTACAAGTTTTAATAGCGGTCTATTTAAAGCATATAAGATAAATGAGAACAGCACTTGTTTGTATCGCAAAAGACGAAGACTTCTACATAGAAGAGTGGATTAGCTACCATTTAGCTATAGGATTTGATAAGATATTCGTGCTTGCAAACGAATGGAATTACTCTACAGGCAATAAGCGTGTAGAGGTCATACCGTTCCCTTCGTTTGAGTACGCACTAGATATGCAATCAAAGGCATACAATTACGCATTGAGAATCCTTAAAGGAAGCTATGATTGGGTAGCCTTTTATGATGTCGATGAATTCCTTTGCTTAAAGAAACATTCGGATGTTAAGAGCTTCATCAAGGAGTTCTATCCACACAGACCAAAGGCTATTGCTGTAAACTGGGCTTTCTATGGTGATAACGGATTATCAGAGGTATCAGGCAGCTATAGTCTTCTAGAAAGGTTCACCAAGCGTCAAGCTGAACCTGATAAGCATATTAAAGTGATTGTAAGCCTAAAGGGTAATCACTACTTCAGCGAGCAACCACACAGCACCAATTTGGAGTGGACTGACCAAAGCCTTCGTGTAGGGACTGGCCCATTCAACGAAAATGCAAGCATCGATATGGCTCAGATAAACCATTACTGGTGTAAGACAAAAGAAGAGTACGATAAGTTTAAAATGCCAAATGGTCAAACATGGGGACCCAATCTAAAAAGGGAACCAGGCGACTTTCAAAACCACAACCACAACGAGGTTGAGGACACCATCGCTAGAGACTTCTACCGCCTCTCAGAGCGGTAGATAACGACTAGCAGTAATACTGCTGCGAATCCCCAAACTGCACTTGAGAGATACTCGAAAGGCTTGCTCTTCTTGGCTTCTTTGTAAACAACCCTTTCAACGGGGACCGAAACAGTCCGCACGATTGTATCCGATTTGCAAGCCCCAGTAACTCTAATAGTATCATTTGATTTTATGATTTTGATTTGTAGTTTGTCCTTGATGATTTCGATGGTGTCGTATTGCTTCGTAACGAATGTATCTGTAACGTATACCGCTGGCGTGTAGAACGTATCCCTAACCTTTAGGGTGTCGGTCTTCACTATCATAGGGTTCTTTCTTATTGCACGCTTTAGATGCCATTCTGGCGAACATGAAGCTAATAAACAGAAGAAACCCGTTAAACATATCTTGAGTGCAAATTTACTTACCATAGCCTGTTTCTTTTTGATACTCACGGAGGATTTCGGAACCATTGATTGGCTTACCAGTCTTCCGCTTATAGTCGTTGATGTATTCTACTAGCTCCTTTCTGCTCATCGTCCTACCCCCGTACTCCATAATGATTCTCGCTTTAGCCTCGTTGCTTGCAGCGTAGCTGATGTCGTTGTACTCTGGGTTGGTGGCTTTCCCGTACTTTCTGGCTTGCTGGAAGGCATCCATAAAATACCTAGCGTCTGGTACACCGCTCTCTTTTCTGATTCTCATCAGCTCGTCTTGGTACTCGCTCCTAGCTTCGCTCATAGCCTTGCTATCCTTTGCGTTGTAAGCTTCAAAGTACTTTTGACCTATATCCTGAGCTGCAATCTTGATGCCACGCCTTTCGGATTTCTCCTCCATGTTGATGCGCTCAATCTCTTCCTTCCTCGTGTAGCTCCTCCAGTCTGGCTCAGTAGCACCCGTGAACACCTTGGACATACTGATACCTAACGATTTGCTGACGCTGTTAGAGATAGCTGCTTGGTCTTTTACGGGGATACCTCCTGGGCCCTTAAGCTCAAAGAGCCTTGAGAACGAATCAAGTATCGTGTACGCACCCATGGTTAGCAAGGATGAATACGGAGTGGTTACGAACTTCTCAGTGGCGACTTGAAGGCGCTTAGGACCAACCTCACCTCCAGATGCGGTAACGCCTTGAGCTAGAGCCTTGTAAAAGTAAGGAACTTGCTTGTTGGTGAAATCTTCGTCCTGTGGGAGAACTTGGTTGTAGTCCATTGATATGGCACGCTCTCTGTAGGTATCATAATTCATCTGATATGAAGAGATAGCCGAGTACATTGGAACCAATGAAGAAATCTCTTTGGTCACATTTGATGGGTCCTTAGGCAGGTACATCATCGCACCCTTCCAAGCGTACTCATAAGCATCCTTGGATTCTCTTGGTTCACGTCCCATGACCCCAGCAACAAAGTAGTCAGATGCCAGCTCAAGACCAGCAATGAATGGTGCAAGCTGTTGTGTTTTTGCTATCTTGACATAGTGACGCTTGGTCTTCCCGTCCTCCTCGAAGGTGAACGGAGTCATGATGATAAAGTACTTACGCTTGGTCTCCTCTGGGATATCCTCCATATCATCGTCGCCAATCATCGCATTGTAGAGCGCAAGCATCAGCACACCGATAGACAAGTATCCGAGCTTTATAGCGAACTCTTTGGGGTTGTTCTGAATGTAGCTAGTTGATACCCTAAAACCTTGGAATGCGGAGTTGATGTATGGTGCGATAAGCTCCAAATTCTTAGTTGCAATACCACCCTGAGAGAAGTCAATCATCTCTCTAGCTTTAGTAACAGCTTGAACCTTAACTCTTGTAATCTCGTCCTCCGTTGCGTTGGACCCTAGAGCCTTGATTCCGTCCTCCTTGAACTTCTTGTACATAGCTAAGCGGAAACCAATCTCTGATAACTCACCAGCCTTACCGAATTTCTCAATAAGCTTATTGATTACTGTTCTCTTGTTCACCATACTCTCTAATCCCTCCGTGGACAGGAAGTCCATACCACCACCGAACTCAACAAAATCCTTAAAGTCTTGGTCGTCTTGGAGTTTGCCCTTAACGCCCTTGATAAAGTCACCAGCAAGCCTCATGGCTGCAAGCGGTAGGGACATATTATCATAAGCGTCCGTAAAGAATAGAACGTGCAGATAGTCCCTTGGAATGTTCTTAGCGACGAACAATGGGTTTGCCCTCGTGGCAAATAGTTTGACAGCATAAGAACCAGTAATAAGTCCGATTACTCTCTTTGCATTATAGGATAGCGTTGACACACGCTCTATATCATCAAGCTCTGACTTCAAGTTATCCTTTAAGTAAAAGGACTTCCTGACACCTTCTTCAAAGTAAGTAACCTCTTCGAATCCTGGTTTATCGGTCTTGGATACCCATGACTCGTTGCCCTGTGCCTCGGTGGCTTTGGCAATCTCCTTGTTGGCTTTGTTGCGTGCAATCTTGGAGAATGCGCTCTTAGCGTAAAGAGACAGTAGGAACCTTGAGTCGAACATAATATCACCCTCGCTACCTTCCTTAATTCGTCTAATCTGCGAAGCGCTTAAGTTCATCTCACGCATGGATGGTTCGTCCATTTCAGTGATATGGTCTAGGAATAATCGTGGTTGGTAATCGATATCCCTCAGCTGCTCGTACAGCTCCTCGCTAACAAGCCCCTCCTCGTACATAGAGTCTAACAGCGAACGGAAAGCATCGAAGTACTTGGTGGCACGGTCGTTAAGGTCTTTGTATGCAGCGTTCCCAAGCTCTTTCTGGAGCCTTGCAAGCTCCATTTCAGCGTACTCCTTATTGAAGCCGTTGGTGTGCTTTGGGCGGGCTTCGTCACGCTCATCGAAGTTGCTATCAATCTCGATGATACGCCTGAGCATAATAATCTGGTCGAGCTTTTCAATCTGTTCCTTCTTGAGGTCTTTGTAGATATCCTTCTCCTTCTCGTAATAGAAGTAGGCAGCTCTAGCCCCAGACCCAGCCTTGTTGACCAGATAGTTGTAAGCGTTCTTCATCCCTGAGGCGAGAATCGCCTTCTTGAGCTCTGCCTGTCTGTCAATAAAATATTTCTTGAGGTTGTTCCATGTGAAGAAAGCCTTGTTCTTCCCTGCCTCCATGCGCTTCTTTGAGCTATCGTAAGCGTCTTGGATGCTTGGTGCAGTGAACGGTGGCTTGTTTCTTACAACTCCGTTGTAGATTGCAGTAGCTGTCTGTGCGCTCAGGTACGGGGTCATCATGGTCAACCACTGCTGGAGTGTATACGGTGGAGTGTTCGTCCCGTCTGAATTCTTAGTAGATTCTTGCAGCAAGCTGCTGTAGACCGCTGGTATTAGAGAAGGCCCTTGAGCTTTTGAGATAGCTTGGCGCTTTGGTTGCTTTTGTTCTCCAACCAACAAGTCCTCAACTGCTTTGACTAATTCAGGGTTAGACCCATCTTTCTTGGCTTTGTGGTAAGCTTCGGAAATAGATTTTGGATTATTATCGTAATTGTCAAATACATCTTTATTTGCTTCAAATATTTTCCCCCACTCATATCTTTCATTTCTATTTGCAATTTCTTTTTCGTTCCAAGATGTATCAAAATATTTATTCAATATAGAATTTACTTCATCAAGAGCGGTGGGGCTTTTGGTTATTTTTTCTATAAAGTTTCTTATTATGTTTTTCAATTGGTCAAATATAGAATTGCCATTGGCTTTTATTTCTTTGCCAGCAGGAATAGCATCTAAAAAATCTGCAAATTCCTTATTTGTAAATGCGTAAGTAATTAGTTCTTCAAGGCTGCCTACTTCCTTAAGTTTGTCTGATTTTAATTCTTCTTCTGTTGCCCCAAAAAAATCTCTTTCCTTAAACTGTTTTCTTGTGTCTTGAATGTATGAAATTATACCTTTGACTTCATCGGATGCGCTATCATAATTATTCAAAACAGAGTTCATTACACCTTGCAAATCATTATTTAAGGCATAATTGTCCCTTATCCCTCTGCTTATTAAACCATGTATTATTTCATGATTCAATGTTTCTGCAAATTCATTGTAATCTCCTAAATAATATTTTGCTACATTTTTGTTCAATTGAATATTGCCGTATGCCCAAGCAGCAGTCATTCCATAGGGCAACTTTTCATTTGATATGTTTATATTGTTTCTCGCAGCTATCTCATAAAGGGATTTGTATTTATTAAATATAGCCCTTGGCAAAACATATTCAGCAACTTCTAAAGCAGATGGAAATTTTTTATCTGCTATTTGCTTGTCAAATTTTGATAATTTGTCTACAATTGTATTCTTGTAATCTATATCAAACTTGCCATCCAACGCCTTAGCCGTACTCTCCACGTCTTTCAGTGCGGCTACTCTTGAGATATCTTGACGCTTGGGGGCTTTTTGCCCAGACTCTTCTAGATAGGTGTCTAGCGTTTTTGGTGATTTACCGCTATTGCCTTCATCCCAAGTGCTCTTATCAGCCTTGTCTACGTCTTCTTTGAACTTAGCCAGCTCTTTAGTGAACTCGCTTTCACTTAACTTAAACGATGGGTTTGTAAACGCCTTGTAATAAGAAAGACTAAGGGCTTTAGCACGCTCCCTAAGTTCGTCGTTTATGTTTTCGTCACGATTGATTTCATAGAAATAGTGCCCTATACCATCTGGTATAGCCCATCCCAATCGGTTCTGAACTTCTTTGAGTCTCTTTCTAGCAAAGTCTTGCTGATTGTCGTCAAAGTAATCAACCCCGTCTTTAGCCAGATACCCCTCTGGGGTCATTATCTGTATTTCCCCTATGAATCCATTCTTTGTATCCATCTCAATGAGCCGTTTTGGATATCCCAAATCGGTGGTCTCATTTACACGCCTCTCCCTGTCAGGGTTTTTTGATGGGTTCTTTTTGTCGATTTCGTTAAACAGCCTGTCAGCCTGTTGCTCGTTATCAACGATGATATTTACTCTAGCCCCATCACCGAGGTCTTCTATATCAGAGTTATACCATCGCATAACCTTTATCGAGGCTCTTTCTGGTCTCTTTATGTTGAACCTAGAAACGAATGCTCCTCTTAGGTTGCGGGAAACAGACGATGCAATTCTCTCTATCTCACGCTTAGCTTCTTTGTAAAAAGGCTCATTTAAGGCTATTGTGTCTTGGATGATAGGTTGGATGACGCTTTTTATTTCATCATACCTTTTCTGCTTATCCTTAGGTAGCTTCTCCTTTTTCTTGGAGAGCTCTATTTCCTCCAGGCGAAGCTTATTGAACTCTTTAGCTAGCAGCTCATACTTAGTTAATCCGTCTTTGTGCGCTTTAAGAAAGTTATCTCTATCGTATTGTCTGGTTGCTCCTTCGGTTGATTTTGCCCCTTTGTAGGTTGACTTCCTGAACCTGACCTCTGACTTGACATCTCTTCCCACTCGGCTGACGTTAGCCATAGCTTTTCGGGCTGAGCTGATTTGTTCGTCGTAGTATTCTTTTTTGATTCTTCGCTGCTCATCTTCTGATAATTTTTCTTGTTCTTCTGTTAAAAATGGGAATATAGTTATCTTTAATTCTTTCTTATTAAGCGAGAATCCATCAATTCCGCCTTCTCTTAAAGACAAAGATAGTTCATTTAGCTCCTTATCGGATAAAGGACTGGTAAATTCCGCATAAAGTTGCGGGAAATGAGACATATTTGTCTTTTCGTCGTAATCGCCAAGAGGCATTACATTTTCCCCTAACTGCTTCCTAAAGTCCTCTGATTCTTCTGACGCTGTTTCTACGATAAACGCATCTTGAGTATATCTCTCAGCAAACTCGTTGAGAATCTGAGATACCTCATTCTCATTTGATTGCGGTGTAAGCCTTAGCTTGAGGTTAAACGATGGCTCGAATACATTGTTGTACAGACCCCTGAAATCATCGTCAAACTTAACGGAAGCACCTTTTACTTTAGAAATCCTAGCAGCAAGCTGTTTCCTCGCTGCATCTAGTATTTGAGAGGCTACGTTATTAATCTCCTCTGAGTTGTCAATCCCTTTCTCTGACTCTTTTACTAATCTATCGTATTTCTCAGATAGGCTCTTTATTCTAGCTGTTACCTTATCAAACTTTCTTTCGGTTGTCGCTGGGGTAATAGCGATATCTAACTCTCTTACGAATGTAGCTGACTGCTTACCCTCAAAACCTTGACGCTTTGGGGCCTTTCTTTGCTGAGCGTTATTTATAGTCTCTGTGGCCTTATCAACAGCAGCCAAATCAACAGCCTCATCTAGCTGTATAATATTGCTACTAGGAGAACTAATAGCATCAACATATTCGTCTTCAGATTCCTTTACATTAACAATTTTCGAGACTTCGTTTGGCAAGAATGATAAATCCTTTTTCCCTTCTATTAATTTGGTCACAGCATTGGAATAATCCACGTCCATTGCTGACTTTTTGCTCTGTATCTCTGCGTAAAGTCTTTTTTCGAAATACCACAATATGGCCTGAATATCAGCCATTGATAAATCATAACCAGCCTTCTTGAGTTTTTCTTGAGCAACCTGCGTTGTCTCAATCATCATATCCCTATCTCCAGCATTAAAAGGCTTATCATTAAGCTCTACAAAAGCAGCTTTATAGATGGTATTGGCCGCTTTCTCTATAGCTGTACCGTTTTTGTATTTTTTCTTTATGTATGAGTCAGCATACTTTTTGACCTCTTTTAGGAAGGCGTTGTTGCTAATGTTTGGTTTTCCTATGGCATTTAAAAACTTCTGCTTGCCCTGTTCTTTTACAGTTGGTAAGAGTATACCCCTATATCTATTAAAAGTTCTACTCCACCATCTATCCATGGTCAAATAGTTCTCTTGACCAGAAAGGTTCGCAAAGAACGCTCCTAATTTAGGCCCAAATACCCCAGCCGAAATTGGCATCGTTGTGGTTACTTTGTAATCACTTTTTTTTATATTGTATTTCTTCTTGATATTACCGTAGCTATCTGTTTGCAATAGAAAATCATTGATTGCAACAAAATCATTCCCATATTGCTTAATTAATCTATTTATATTGCCTACATTTATCTTCATCCCAGAATTCCTATCTCCACCAAAATTAAATTTGTCAGATACAACGCCATCCTTTAAGTAAGAGTTGTATAACGATATAGCATAGGTGAAATTATTGATAACCTTTTGTCCATCAGAAGTTATAGCAACAAGCATGGTAAACAGATTTCTGTTGCCTTTATCTTTTAGGCTGGGTATAGACTCAGACAGCAAATCAAGTGCTTTCTGAAACTTTTCCCCATACCAACCCTTAGCAGAAGACTCACCGAGTGATTCTAGTTCAAATATCACCTCATCAACCATATAGTTTGAGATGATATCTTTTGCCTTGTCGCTGGTATCATTTTTAGCTATTTTAATATACTTCTTCTGTTGTCTTTTTTCTAACGCAGCACCTACCTGACGGATATTGGTTACTTTATCACCGACTGGGAAGCCAAATTCAGCAAGACTTTCCTCTTTCGTTCTAAGTCCAACAGCTTGTCTCTTTGGCCCCTTTTTGTCTCCTTCCTCTTTGGTTTCAGTCGTCTTTTGAATATCAAGCTTAGCCCCAGCTCCGAGCTTCTGTGAGTAGCTTAAAAGGGCTTCAGCGAGCTGCGAAGAGTTCGGTGCCATCTTGATACCAACCGCTCCTAATACGCTCGCTACGGCCTCCATAAAGCGTGTGGCGAGGCTCTTCGTAATCTCGACATCGATATCTCCAGCTGCAACCATTGCCCCCAACTCAGCAAGTAGCTCCTCGCTTTTGTCACCTTGCTCATATTGAGACAAGAAGTTACCAAATTTTGCATTAAGCCCTGGGTCTCGCTTTATTCCGCTTGCAAGCGCTTTAGCCACCTTGTTTATACCCTCCTGACCAAATGCCTGTGGGACTATCTCGTGGATACCCTCGTGATAGACCGTGTTGCCAAGCAATGCTGGGGCGAACAGGATAATCTTAGAGGGCGCTCCCTCTTGTCCTCTTTGGTAATACAGACCCCTAGACAGCTTTTGTGGCTCTCCAGTCGTTGGGTCCATCGTTGCCTTATTCCATTCGTCTTCAGTGTTAATGGCCTCAACTTCGACGTTAAGACCTTCCTTGGCGAAGGAGGAGATTACATTAGCAACAGATTCAAAGCCATCTGTTATTGACTGGCGTGTTGTTTCAAACTTCTGTAGCGTTTCCTCAGGGATGCTCTCGACATAGGACTTAAGCCCAGAGAGAACCTGAGGCAGCGTTTGAGATGTTAGCTTCGCCTTGGTAGGTCTGAATCCGACGTTTGGTTGCTTAGCCGCTTCTACTACTTTTTCTTCTTGCTGGCTAGGTACTTGAAGTACTCCACCTGCTTGAGGCGTTTCTGTGCCTGTTCCTTGGACGGGAACTCCCCCAAGTTCCGCCCCTTGGACGACTGGACTTGGTACTTGTTGTTTTTGCGTACTATCATATTTCTGTTCGATTTGCGCCTTCTCGGCTAGTGATTGCTTGATAAGACTTACAGCTTCTGCTTTCGCTTCCGCTGTCTTCAGTTGGCTGTACCCGTTGAACTGCCTTGCTACATCTTGATGAATCTGTAGCATTTTCTTCTGGTCCTCTGGGGAGAACTGTTTGTACAGATTGCTTGACTCGTCCTGTAATTGTCTGAGCTGTGTCTTGTACTGATTCAATCTGTTGCTTAGTAGCGACTTCTCTGATTCAGAGATAGAGGGGTCCTTCAGCAATTCGTTAATTTGTTGAACTCTGTTCTTAATCTTGTAACCGTCGCTAAACAGTCTGGTTTCTGGCAATGACGACACGCCATAGGCCAGCGTCTGAACGCCTCCACCCATTGATGCTCCAAGCACAAAGGACTCCGCTATATCCATAGGGCTGAATTCCTTGCCCATCATGACGTTATCCATTGTCTGAGAGACAACCGAAACGATACCTTCTTCAATGCCTTCCTCCAGGGAGCCTCTTAAAGCTTTTGGCACCCTCTTGAATAGGGCATCAGCAAATTCTTTCTTAGGTATCTCAGAGAAAGCTTTAGCTCCACCAAACTTACCCTTTAGCAAGCTGTTACCAATCCCTCTAACGGTATTGATATCAGTAGAGAACAAACGCTCTGTGAGTGCCTCCGTTAAACCAATGGCAAACGCATGGGCGACTTTGCCAAGACCAGACATATTCTCGTTATCCATGTTGGAAATCCAGTCCTGAGCGCCAGCTTGTGTTCCAAGAAACGCTATACCAGCTGGTCCAGCAGCTGCAGCAATAACGAAGTTCGGGACCTGGTCTAGCATATCTAGACCTAACATTTCGATAGAATTACCGAAGTTGCCTTTTAGGGCTTGCCCTAAGAACCCATCGTTGATTTCCTCCTCTGTATACCCAGCGTTAATCCTTTCAGCGAAAGCAGATAGCTCACGCTTTTGTCTAGCCTCTTTTGCTTTCTGGCTAGCCATTGTAGGCATACCAGCTATAGCATCAAAGGGCACTGGAGTTGCGTACTTAGAAACAAGGTCCGCAAGTCCTAAACCAGCCTCTACGATGCCTAACCCAGCTCTGTCAATGAAATTAGTGCGCTCAGCCTCTCTTTTTAGCTTGGCTTTCTCGTCTTTAATGGTCCTATCGTAGAAGCCTTTTATATCTTGGTCTATGATTCTTGCTACATTCGAGGACAGATTGCCAGATTCGTCAAATGGAGAGTCTGGTAGCGTTGAGTCGGTCTTTCTGTACTCGTCCCAATACGACTTTACGCTTGGGGCAATAGCCTCCCTGAACGACTCATCGTCTGTTGCTTTTTTCTGTGACGCAAGAATTTGGTTGGCGATATTCGTTGACAAACTCTGTCTGCGCTGAGTCTCAGCAATCTGTTCTAGCTGTGGCCTTATAGCCTCAGCAGAAGACTCAAACTTTGCTTCTTGAGCCCTTAAGTAAGGGGGCGTATCGTCAGTCGACTTTACCCTCAGCTCCGATAAAGATGGAGTAGCTACCCGTGTGGATGGAGATGCCCCAGCGGCCCTTAAGCCAGTTCCAGCGGGACTTTTTTTTTTAAACTCGTTGTAATACAATGGGATTGAATCTAAATACGATTCCCCCCAACCAGCGTTAGCAAAGTCATTACGCATCTTCTCAAGAGAGTAACCCTTGCTTACACCAATCTGTACGAGTTTCTTTAAATCTTCTGCCATATTTTTTATTGTTCATACCCAGCTGGCACGGAGCCAACGCTAGATTTATTTACGTTCTTAGACCCAGCTATTGCTTTTTTTGAATAAGCACGCAACTCAGATAAGTAAGGCTTCATTTCGTTTAAAGCCTTCTTGTAAGCCGCATTAAATTCTTGATTAGGAGCGTTATTCTTATCTCTCTGAGGCACTGTTGTTCCAAATTCGTCTTGTATAATCATAAGCGGTGTTCCTTCTTTATCGAAGGAAATACGCTTGACACTGTAACGCCTATCTCCAACAGAAAAATCTTCTAGTGGAGGGTCATCAAATTGAGCGACTACTCTTCCGTCACTAAGCCTACCTTCAACGCCTTTAGTGTTCTCAAGGAAAAACGAAAGGTCTCTGAATGCTTTAGATGGTTCCCCTTGCTGAGGAGCAACACCTCTCTGTGTGGGCGGAATATCAATAGACGGGAGCATTTCACTCCAGAATCTTTCCTTAGCAGATTCAAATAAGGTAGGGTTTTTATACTCAGCTATAACGCTTTCCCTTTCCTGAGGAGAAGGAGGTCTACCATTTACTGCAGTCCAATGCCTAAGTATAACAGCTTCCACCTGTGGAGGGTAGTTCTCTAGATTATTCTCATAGGCTGCCCTAACTTTTTTGACTAATTCTGGTTTATTATATGTAATATTCCTACCATCGTCTGTTTTAACCCCACGGGCATCCCAAGAACTCTTAGATAGGAGCTGACCCTGTTCCATTGGATTCATATACTTGGTAGATGGGTCAACTGGCACTAAACCAAGCGTGTTGTAGCCTGGTTGTAAGTTAGTTGAAAAATAAACGGATTCAGTAACTGGTATCTTTTTGCCTTTTTCAGTAACGAATAAAACCCCATTCTCAAGAACAGGTTGAAAGTTAATGTTTTTTCTATCAGCGATTGCTTGATTTGCCACTTTTTGACTTTCTGCAGTAAAAGCTGAAGGATTCTTTCTAAAAGTCTCCGCCTCTTCCATTATACCATTAGATATTGCTAATCCAGTACCAACAACTTGGTTGTATACACCAGCCGCTTTCTGCATTTTAAGCTTAGCTTCTTCGCTGCCAGTCTTCTCGTATTCTATAGCAGCCTGTTCCCACGCCTTATATGCTTCACCTGCTACCGCTTTAGCGCCTGGCTCTAATGCGAAAGATTTCTCGTAATAAGACTGCTTGACACCGAAAGCATCGGCTTCCCGCTGCCTCTGAGCCACTTTGCGCTCTTGCTTCTCCTCGTCCCTTAAACGACGCTCCTCATCAGCCAATGACTTCTTGTAAGCCATTTCAGCGAAATCTGGGAGCTGTATTACCGCCCTGCTAAGTGGTGCTGCCATTACTTCTCGAATTTCTTGATTAAGGAGCGTACATAACTGTGCAATCTGTTCTTATCGTTGCTCGATACGAACTTCTTGATATTGCTCATCTGCTTGGGGTTGAAGATGTATTCCCCACCAGTAGCCTCCGCAATCTTCTTCCCGTCCTTCATGATGTCAATAGGGTTCTTCTTATGAGAGAACTCACCAGGGGTCTTCATAACTCCGCCTTTCTCAAATCCTAAATCAGCAGTCAATGGTTTTCTGTTGGTGTATTTTGAAGGCATGGTAGGAGGTATGAAAGAGCTGTCAGTGCCTTTTTTCTTCCCCAACATCTCCGAGCCATATATC